CGGTGAGCGAGTAACGAGTAAGGAGGGGTGTCGGAATCTTACCGCACTTTCCGACACCCCATTGTTCCATGTGGAACGGCTCTTATTGCTCAGGTTGTTGCTCCTGGGCCGGTTCCTCGGCGGTGTGGGGCCCGGGGCAGGGTGCCGATCCGTCTGCCGTTTCGGGGGCCGAATCGCAGCATTCGGGTTCCGGCGCGGCCGGTTCGGGTTCCTTTTCCGGTGTCGGGGCCGCTTTGGCAGCCGTTTCGGGGCTCAGTTCCGTGGGATCCACGGGTTTTTCGTTTTCGGACACGTTCGTTCCTTTCTTTGGGGGTTTCGTTTCAGGGACTGACACCCCACTAGCAGGGTGTCAGGATTACGGGTCAGATTCCTCGTCGTAGTCGTCAAAGGTGGGCACCACATGGACGGGGCGAGCTTTGTGGCCGCCCAGGTCGGTGTTGAAGTCGTGCTCGCGGATGCGGGGATAGCCACCTTCGAGCCGTTCCAACCGGTGGATCAAGGCCTGGGCCTCGGCTTTCCAGTTGGCGGGACGCTCCCGCTTGAGCTTTTCGATCAAGGCCAGGATACGGGAGCGGTCTTCGGGCCGCGCTTTGTTCCAGTATCTGCCCATGGCAACCTCAGATTCCCGGGTCGATGGCACTGGGCTCATCATCCTCGAACTCGGGGGGTTCCAGGCGGATCCCGGTATTGGGCAGCACCTGGGTGCACCGGTCATCGAACATCCAGGCCATGGCATAGTCCTTTTCGTGGGTCGATTCGAGCTCTACGCCGATATGCCGGAAGGTCCAGACCCGAATGGCCTGGGCGGCATGGACCCGATCTTGGGGTTGCTTTTGGGGGCCTACCCGGGCGGTGAAGATCTTCACTTTCCAGCCCTTGGCGAGCAGATCCTGCACAAAAGCCACCATTTTTGGGATCGGCGGCCCGATGTGGTCGGGGCCTTTGAAGCCATCGTAATGGGCCAGGGTTCCATCCAGATCGACGCCGATCCAGCCTCCGTTCTTGTTGGGGTCTTTGATGATCATGAGTGTTTCCTCGGTTCCAGATCATGGGCCAGCATGGCCGTGACGTTAAGGTGGACTTCGAGTCTGAAGGCTTCGGACTCACTGGAAGTGGTGATTTGGCCGCATTTAGGGAAGGTTTTCTTCCATCGCCAAACCGCATCCGGCCAAGCAGATGTCTGCGACCAGCCTCGGCGTTGGATGAATCGTCGCATCATGTCGTCCGACTGGTCGGAGTGGTCCTCGACTTCTGCGATTTCCTCATCGATTTGCATAAGCAATTCGCGTGTCACGATCTCGTTGATGTCTTCAGGCATTTTTAGGAAGTTTGAGGTGGTTGCTGCGGTTGCCGGGGTTCCAGGTCTTTGGCAAAGACCCCTCGGAGGTGATTGATGATCGCCGGCGCATCAGCCGTGCGAAAGGTCATTTCCTTGAACGGGAAGGTCGGGGCTTGGGTTCGAGCGGCCGTTTGATAAGCCACGGTGAACTCCTGCAGCATGGAGAGGGTCCACATCATCGGCTTCTCCTGCGTGGTGGTCCCCTCCTGCACCTGGCCGCTCGGGGTCGGCGCGGGTTGCGGCGGGGTTTGGGTGATGACGACGTGCCGGTTGGGGTCCGGTGCCGGCGGGGGCAGATCCATCCCGGGCGACTGGGCCGACCGCGGTTCTTTTGGGGTCGCCGCGGCGGGTCGATTTAGCCAGGGAGCGGCCGCATTCCGCGCAGCCTCATCGACCAGCTCCTTGTAGAGTCGGCTGATGTGGGTGGTGGCTTCGGCCGGGGTCATCTTCTGGGCTTTGTGCACCAGGCTCTTCATGTAGATCGCCCCGGCAAAGAAAGCGTGGCGGATCTCATCGGCATCCATGGGGTTTTCCGGCGGTTCATACCAGGTCTTGAGGAAGTGAGCCCAGGCCGTGGCCATTGAGGTGTAATCGGCTGGGAACGTGGGGCCTTTTTGTCTGAGTTTGAGGGGCATTGCGATTCCTTTCTAGGTTTGGTTTTAACTGTTCGATCCTTTGGTGTATAGACCTTGCTCGTTTTTGCCGAGCTTCTTGTTGTCCACCAAAAGGGCTATCGCCTTCTTGGCGTTGGTTTCCTGAACGTCGATGCCCAGGACATTGGCCGCATACGTGCGCAGCCGGCTCCAGATCGAGGTGTGCGTTTCTCCCTCGGGTGGAATCAGGGCGGTGAACTCATGCAGGTTGGCGGCCGCGATCCGCTCGGCCGCTGGACCCAGCTTGCGGCTCTTGACCGCGACCTCGCCGGTGGTTGTGGCCGAGGCCACTTCCTCGGGTGGATCGGTCTGAATCCAAAAGATGTCACTCTTGGAATGCTGCAGCAGCACAATCTGGGTCGGATCCCCGTTGGGATGGACCGCCTGGGCGCGGGAACCGCGCTTGGAAAAGATCAGCTCATAGGTCTGGTCGGGCAGCTGGTTGAGGATCATCACCGCCCTGGCCCAGTTGGTCAGCTCGCTGGAGCCCATCATCACATAACTCCACTCGGCCATGGATCGCTGGGCCCGGGGCTTCTTGCTCGAGGGCTGATACTCCTTGGGCGGTTTGCCGGTGTGATGGATGCCCAGGAAAGCCACGCCGGAATTGGTCAGGATCGGATTGAGCCAGTTGCGGCAGAACCGGCCGACCACCTCCTGCTTGGAAATGTCATCGCCGATGAAGGAGAGCAGAGGATCCACCACCACCACATCGGGTTCATGATGGTCCACCAGCTTCTGCAGGGAATGGATGAAGGCCTCGCCGGTGTCACTCACGTTGTGGTTGGTCACCAGGTTAGCGTCCACCATCTTCAAGGAGGGTTCATGCTCGAGGATCTCCAGGCCACGGTAAATTCCGATGTCCATGTCGTGCATGTCGGCCAGGTCGTTCTCGGCCTGGATCATCAAAACCTTGAGCGGACCAGGTGGGGTCACGCCGAAGACCGGTTTGCCGATCGACCAGGCCATGGCGATCTGCCGGCCCAGGCTCGACTTGCCGATCCCCGAGGGGCCGACCAGGATCGCGGATCCACCTTTGCGCAGCCAGCCATTGCCGGCCACGGTTTGACTGTCGTCCTCGGGCCGATAGAGCCGGATCGTCTGCGCGTCGTAAGTCTTGCCGATGCCCTGGACCAGGAGGTGCCGGCTCCATTCACTGAAGGAGCTGCAGCCGATGTCAGTGGCCAGGAGCATCTGCTTTGTGTCGCCACGCTTGGCATCGGGGCAGCGGGAGAACCGGGAGGGATTCTTGTTGTGCGTGTCCGGTTCATACTTGGCAAAGTGGTTGTAGACGATCGCGACCCGCTCGTCGTATTCCTTCCGGTCCTTGGCATCGATCTTGACCCAGGCGTGGAGGCTCTTCTTTCCCGAGTAAAGAACGGCCGCGCATGGCAGGTTGCTCTTGGTGAAAAGGAGCCACTGCTCGCGCAGTGGGATCTTGTCGAACTCCAAAAGGCAGTGCCGGTGAACCGTGACGTCGTCGTCGCGGCCGCGCCCCTCGGGGTTCATGGGGTTGACTCTGATATAAACGCCGACCGGAGGACCGCCCAGGCGATAATACATGGCATTGATGTCCCCATACTTCTCGAGCTTGGCCAGCCACTCCTCCTGCAGGAGCACACAGCCACCTCGGGGATCGCAGCCGACCAGACCGTCTTCGGTGATGCCACTCATAACCGACACGCCTTCACCTGGTCGGAAGCAGGTTTTGAGGAGCTGCTCGAACCCGTCGAGCTTGCCCTTGGGTAAATCGATCTTGGAGGCCTCGCTTAAGTCATACTCGAACTTCGGTGCCTCGGGTCGCCACGCCGCACCAGGTGCGATGTAAGAGGGTCGACCAGGTCGAGTGGATCGGTGGGTCAGAAGGTAGCCCCGGGGTTTGTCGAAAGGTTTATTCTGCGCCTCAGTGATCTTGTGCTGGAGCTCGCGCTGGCTCCATGGAGGCTGGCAGCTTTGGTTCCACTCCTGCAGCAATGCCATGGCCTCGTTTTCGGGCAGGTTGAAACCTACCACCAAAGCCCGGGCGGCGTTGAGAGTTTGGGAATGTCCTTGTTGTCCGCTGACTGCCGGCGGAATCGCTTTGAGATATTTTCTGGCTTGTTCGTATACGTCCATGATTACTCCTTAAGGAGCGACGAGCGGGGATGAACCCACCCGTCGCTTTGTTGTGCCCTGCTTTGCCCAGCCGCGCCACCGCCGAGCAACTACCCGTGCGGCGTCGCACGACTGCGCCTTTGCGTTGGGCCGTAGTGTGCTACCCAGCCAGGCCAACGCCAGGCCTGGACTTGCTTCGACGTGAGATGCAAAGCCCTTGCTTTGCCATCAGGGCCCCGCCCCGCTCGGCCTTCGCATTGACATGGCGTGACTTGCCTGGCCTTGCCATCGCTTGGTACCGATTCGCTGGGCCCCGCTTCGCCTTGGCAATGCTCAGACTGGCTCGGACGGGCGCAGCAACTCAATGCCTCTGCATCGCATTGATTGGCTTCGAGCGGCCATGCCGGCGCGAGGTTTCGACTTGCCTTGACGTGCCGTCGCCGAGGTCGTGCGAGGCTTAGCCGGACTCTGCCTTTGCAAGGCGGGGATTCACGTAGCGTCGCCGTTGCGGTACTGAGTGGTGCTGTAACAGGCGTCGCGATGACTGGCCGTTGCTTAGCACCGTACTGCCGTGCCGTGCCGTCGCGGAGTGATGAGCCGCTTTGCCTTCGCCCAGCGGTTCTGAACCGTGCCACCGCATTGTCACGTTGAGCCCCGCCTTTGCTGTGCTGGTCAAGGATCGGCGTGGCGACGCCATCGCTTCGCGTTGTCGGGACTGGCCATGCCACTGCCCATCGGGGCAATGCCAATCGGGGCTGAGCTGTGCCGGGGCAGAACTGTGATTCGCCACGCCATCGCCTAGCAGTCCGAGGGCTGCCTTCGCAAGGCTTTGCTGAGCTGTGCCTTTGCTGGGCGTTGGCAAGATGGGCCGGGACATGCTCGGCCATCGCCCTGCGAGTCTCTGCATAGCCGAAACTACGCTTCGCCGTGCTTGGCTTCGCCACTGCCCTGCTAGTCAAGGCCACGCCTTCGCATCGTGAAACTATGCTTAGCGTTGCCAAGGCCCCGTGTAGCGGAACTGCACTGAGCCGGTGCGCGGACGAGCGTTGGGGTGCTTTGCGTTGCCCAATGCCTTGTATCGCGGAGCAAAGACCGGCCCAGCCCCAGCGGAGCGGAACGGATCCATGCGCTACCATCGCGCTGCGAGTCTCGGCGTAGCCGATACTGGGCATGGCTTTGCGGGGAGTTGCATCGCCGGAACCGCGCTCGGCTGGGCTGTGCGCTGAAGTGCCGTGGCGATTCGTCGTGTCGCGGGGCATCGCCGTTGCTAAGCAATGAGAGGGACTGCCATCGCGTCGCGTCGACCCGGGCCGCTTTGCCTTCGCGAGGCTGTGGTGTTTTGCGCCAGACCATGCCGCCGCCACCCAGAGCCGCTCGCCGCCCTGCCCAGGCAGATCGGTGCGAGGAGCAGCCTTTGCTTTGCGTTGTGGGTTACGGTTCATCCCAAAGCCTGGCCAGTGCCATGCGAATCGCGGCTATGCCAAACGTAGGTCCACGGTGTTGCGCACCTCAGTGCCTTTGCTTTGCTCAGGTACGCGCCGTGACGCCTCGCCCAGACGTGCCTTAGCCATCGAGTTGGCCCCAAGTGAATCGACCTTTGCCGCTATTGCGCCATTGGCCGAGGCCTCGGAGCTTGCCGTAATCGAGCCAGAGTTGAATCCACCGGCCCAATTCCTTGGTGAACCATTCTATCTCGCACTCGAGAGTGCTGTCAGGTGGAACGGTTTCGCTTCGGGCAACCGAAACACGGCGACCTTGGGCGGTGTCCGCAATGAGCGGCCGCTCGCAAAGACTGATTTGACCGCCCTCCGGTATTGTGATGGGGATGAATCGCGGGAAGACAAAGATGCACCCGTCGATCTTACTCTTGTAAGCCGACAGCTTGTCCATGCCGTCCCGAAATTCCTTATCGAAACGGTTCATGGCACCACAGGCATCTTTGAAGAAGCCCTTGATTTGGTAGTCGTAGATCCCCGGGCAGTCCTCCTGCCGGTGAAAAACCGAAGTGCCTCGCTGTTCTACATTCTCGGCATTTTCGAGTTCATCTTTGGCAGGGTGACCATCGGGGTGTTTGCTGGCCACGTAATCGGCAAACACATCTGGATTGTCCGGTTTAGTAGCCAGAAGCTCCTCGAACAGTTTGATTTTAATCTTCATTTTCATGGAGACTTCTTTCTGGTTTTTGGTTTTTGTCTTGCACTCAACCCCTCCAATTTGCGAAGAAACTTACGCGAACTGTGGTTTTGAGTATTTGGCGAGCGATTGGTTTTGGCACCTGCCAGCCAGTCGCTCGTCAATTTTTATCAGCTGATTTCGCTGAAATCTGTTCATGGGATAAGTGAAAAATCCACAAAGTCGAAGGCTGATTCTTTAATAACGAACAACCCCTCGAATTCAGGGAAACGATACATCAGGAGCCGTGCATAAAAGGCACGGTATTCATTCCTGAGTTTAAAGATCGGATCGGTTGTTTGGATCCGTGTCCAATGGCGCAATTGCTCCCACAGCGGACTGATGCCGTAATGTTCTTTGTGCCGGATGATGTCAAAGCAGGCCCCCACCAGAAGATAGTAGACCGTTGGGTTCTCCTGGTGGAATTTAACTGCTGCATCGATAAGAACTGTCTGCTGCTCGGTTGGTTCGCCTGTAATGGGGCGACGTCCTCTTGGATCGTTCAAAGGGAATTCAGATTGATCATCCATAACTGTGTTTCGAGTGCGGTTTGTATATACACGCGCATGTGTAATGACAAATCTTTTTTTTACCAGAGGCTGGATCTGTTGCCACTTGTTGCCAAATGCCAGCTGAATTTCTCGATCACGGTCGTGGTGGTTTTCTTCACCACAGTGAATTTCTCGCGATCGAGTCCACTGGGAAAATTTTTGGCTTTCTCAATGACGGCTTTCAAATCCGGCTCATAGGGGGTCGCGCAAACCATTCCATCACGTTCCGGCGGTCCTTCTACGCGATAAAGGACTTCATAGTGACGATAGGGATATCTCATGCCCCGATGGGTTCAACAAACCCGCTGGATTGTTTGTGGCCACCTCCACCAAAGGCCTTGGCAATGGCCGAGCAGTCGAAGTCATCCCGCGATCGCAGGCCCCACTGGCGCATACCGTCTTTGCGATCGAGATAATAGGCTGCGAACTTAGCTCGGGGGTGCCGCAACAAAAGCTCATTGCCGACCTCGGAAAAGAAAACCGTCGCGTTGCTGACCGGCACTAGATACTGGCCTTCTTGGGGCTCGAAGTCGGCCGGCACGATCCTGGGAGGATCGTTGCGCATGTCGAAGAGCATCATCCGCGCATGGTCAGCCATCATGTCCACCATCTGCCTGGTGAGCTTGAGGCAGGCGACGCCGGCAGAGACAATCTCTCGTTTCCCGATCTCGCTATCCATCTCGCTCATGACATGCCTCCAGACCCCGAAGTCGAACGGGAGTGTCCGCATGTAAATGCTGATCGCTTCCGAATGTGGCAGTTTGAACTGCCAAAGGTCGCGGTCCTGCAGGTACTGGAACATCTTCGGCACCTTGAGCGTGGGGTGCCAATACTCCCAGGCCATGACCGCGCCGGATTTGGTCATATCGAACTTGAGGTGGATGTTCTTACACTGCAGCCAGCCAGTCGGATCTTTTTTGGCAAGATTGATCGTCTGCATTGGGCCCAAGGCTGCCAGCCAGGATTCAAAGGAGAGATCCTTTTCGGCCGTTGCGTGATGATCTAGGACCACCACTGTGTTTTTGTCCTGGGCGATCTCCAGCAGGACCGCCGGCGGATAGCTGAAGTCAACGATGAAGACGTCAGACAGCTTTTCCATCTTGGGCGGTTCCTTGCCGTAGAGAACCGGGATGTATTCGGCGTTAATGGCTTGGTTGTTGAAGTGGATCCATGCCGCCAGGGCGGCACCGAATCCATCGTAACAATTGCCGTGATAGAGCACGTAGACTTTTTGTCCATTCATAACTTGAGTTGGGTTTGTTCGTTTTGTTTTTGGCGTTTTTCCTCCAGGGCGATCATTTCCTCGGAGGCCTCCTGCAGTTCTTTTAGGCGGAAAAGTGTGTAGTAGATACATTCCATGGTTTCGATTTCATGGTTGGCTTTTTCGGCAGTCATCCTGCCTCCCTCGACCCATCGAGGGTAAACCCGCTTCCGCATGTTGAACTCGCGCCGAGCGCAGGCAACCATTTCCGCGAGAGTCTTCTCGCAGTCCTGCATGGTGTAATAGCTAGATTGTGTCATAGGGAACCGGCTTCGATTCTCGGGGGCTCAATTTCTCATCTCCTAACGCAACCGTGAGCTTGGCCAGGTCGGGTTCGGCCTTGGTCATGAAAACGATGATCCGGCTGAAAGCGTAGACCGGATTGGCGGTGAGCTTTTCGTAAGGCACGACCAGGCGATTGGGCACTGGGCTGTAAAGCCACTTGTGGGTGAATTGCATCCAATATCTGGCCTTCTGCCGGAACCACGGCCGCCAATCCTTCTTCGTCACGCCTTCGTCCAGGTGCATGACTTTCCATCCGGCCAAGGCATTGAATGGATTTCTGATTTGGACCAAATACAACCGATCCGGTTTGATTGGGACGTCCAGGTCGAAATCATGGGTTTTCTCCAGGTTGCATTCCTTGTTCTTCGCAAACCCGCGCTCGGGCCATTTGTAGACATCGGTCCAGTTGAGTTTGTCGCCGAAATACTTTTTCAGCACTCGCTGGAGGATGATGTGGCCGGATCTCGGGAAGGTCACGCACTGGGTGGGATAGATGCCATTGATGGGTTTCATAGGATTAGCGTTTTCGGTTCACGTCTGCAAAAAACTGTCTGGCCTCGGATTTGGTTGCTTTCCATGGGTCAGGGTGCCCCCTCTGATACATCGCCCACCGTTGCTTGTGGCTGGCGAGCTCCAGGTCTTTGTCCTGAAAAACCATGTCCAGCAGCACCGATGCATGACCTCTTCCTCGAACGGTTTCAATGTCAATGTTTGCCTCCTCGAGGTACTTGGCCTGCTTCTCTGTGACCGACTGCGTTTCCCAGTGCATGGTGGGCTGATAATCGGCAGCCTCGAAGTTGTCATGCGACATACAGAATTGCTCGGCACTGATGTATTTGGCTTTGCGTTTGGCAAGCCTTTCGAGCCGCTCGCGCAGGGTCGCTTCGCGTTCTGCGACGGCATCCCGGTAAAGATCGACCAGGTCGCGCTCCTCGCCGGCCCCGGCCGCCATATCCGTTGCTCGGTCGGCATCCTCGCGCTCTTTAGCCAGCAGATCGGCAGGATGGACAATGCGGTGTTTTTCATGAAGCCAGAGGAAATCCAGCAGGAGCAGGTTGTCCTTGGTTTCATGGATTCTGGTGCCACGGCCGACCATCTGAGCAAAGAGTGGCCTGGACCTGGTGGGTCGCAGGACTACCACGCAGTCGATTGTGGGGTCGTCATAGCCCTCAGTCAGGAGCATGGCGTTGCTCAGGACATCGAATTCCCCGGCGGCATACCTGGCCAGGATCTCCTGGCGGTCGGGGGATCCACCGTCCACATGCTGGGCGACCAGGCCGACGTTTCTGCAGGCGTCGACAAACTTGTGGCTGGTGGCGATGAGCGGCAGGAAAGCCAGGACTTTGCGGAAGCTGGCGTGTTTGCGGATCGACCAGGCGATGTCATCCAAGTATGGCTCCAAGATGTGCCCAAGCTGTTTGTCGTTGAAGTCGCCGGCCAGGAGCCTGACTTTTGAAAGGTCGATTTTGAGCGGGAGGCTTTTGATTGTGATTGGGCAAAGGAAACGCTCCTTGATCAATTCGATGAGCGGGACATCGATGGCAACACTCTCGAAATACTCGGCGAGGGTTCGTTTGTCGCCTCGGTCTGGCGTGGCCGTGCAGCCCAGCACATGTGCCTCGAAGTGTGAGAGCACTCCCTGCCAGCTCTCGCTTATGGCGTGGTGGGCCTCGTCAGCTACCACCAGGTGAAAGTGATTGGACGGCCACCGGTCGAGTCTCCTGATCATGGTTTGCACCGACGCGACAACGATCGGCGCATACACAGAGGCCTTTTGCTCTGCCTTCTCGATTTCAGGAACGATCCCGGTGGTCGCCCAAATCTTATCCCTGGCCTGGTTGATCAACTCCTCCCTGTGGCACAAGATCAATGTGCGCTTAGGCTGGATGAGTTGAGCTAGCCAAGCAAAGATAATGGTCTTCCCAGAGCCAGTTGGGAGGACCGCTAACAGTCGCTTGAATTCTTTGAATGCTGACTGGATGCATTCGAGTGCCTTTGCCTGATACGGCCGGGGCTTCATCTTAGAACGGAGTTTTCTTCTGCTCTCCATTGCTGTCGGCAGTGCCGGTCGGCTTACCGCGCAATTCTGGGTCGGGTTTAAGAACCTCGCGGTCGGTGTAAAAGGTTCCGACCTTGTTCTTCGTCACCTCGCGGCCGGATCGCTCGGAGGTGTATTTGTCATGGATGACCTGGGCCCAGCAACGCAGCCCCATCGGATTGATCCAGGGCACTCCCAGCTCCTCGGCTTTGTCCTCGAGGAAGTGGAACGACTGGCCTTTCTTAAGGCTTCGGATGCCGGCTGATTTCAGGAACGTATCGATTTTCCATAACGTCGATTCATGGTCGATCAAGACTTCCTTGAGCTTGGACTTTGTCCCCTCAATGTTGAACACGATATTGTAGCGTTCAGCACCGGAGGTCTTTTTCCCGCTGGAAAAGTCCATGGTGAATTCGTACACGCAAAGGATGTAATCGCCTTCGGGCACGACCTCATAGGCGGATTGGGAATCTTGGAAAACTGGCATGGTTACTTGTCTTTCTTTTTGGAGGTTCTTTCGGTGACGAGAAAAGAGGACGGGGCCTTGCGTTGCATGATCGCGCCCAACTTCTGCTCGAGTTCGCGTTCGGCCGCTTTCTTGGCCATCCCATGGAATGCGGCGTAAGTGTCAAAGAGAATCCTGGGCTTAACCGCGCAGGCCTTGATGAATTCGTCTTGCGGCAAAGTGCTGGATTTGAACGCTGCCGAAACGTCATCGATGAACCGGTTTCCTTGCCGGTTTTGGATCGCAAAGCCAGTGGGCACCATGCCCTGCTTGATCGCCATTTCTTTGGCGTGATATTCGACCGACTCGCACCAATCAGCCAGCGTTCTGGCAATCCGTAATGCCATGCCCATTTGCTCGGCGGTCTTGATTTCCGAAGAGTGCCATTGCGGCAGGTTCCATTCGGGGTTACTGGCCAGGGCGATGTTCACCTGCTGGATCAGTGCCTCGCACTTGTCCGGTCGCTTGGCGCACCATCCGCAATATTCGCATGGTATAGGAGCTGCCCAGGCTGACTCTACGTTCGCGATGATTTCGCGGATGCAGTCCCAGGCTGACTCCTTGGTCCATTTGTGCTTTCGCACGGTTTGGGTGCTCCCGAAAAGGAGGTGGGTTCTGATTTCGGTGATTGCCTCTTGGCTATCCAAAATCATGTAAGCATAGGCTGCCATTTGGGGACGGTAGTCTCGAGGCCTCCACTTAAGGTCAAAGACCTCTGGTCCGATTACCACGTCCGGTGTGCCTCTGATCGGCAGGCCGTTTGGCAGCACCCCCTCTTGCATGGTTTCGATGATGGTCGGATGATCGAGTTTGGGGCCATTGATATCGATGTATTCAAGTGCCCACTCCAGGTCTTCCCTGAAGTTTTCGTTCACCTCCTCGAGCACCTTTTTGTTGCCTTTCAGGTACTCGGCCAGGACGTTGTGGCGTTTTTTGCCCTCATCCGTGTACTCGCTCGGTGCGCCTTCAAACTTGGGGCACTGGGCGAGCATGGGCAATGCGGACGGTCTATATCTGCTTGCTGTGGGTTTGAGTTTGTTCATGGTTCGATTGATTCGATGGCTCGCATGAAAGCCATCTTTTGGGTTAGTACTTTTTTCGCTTTGGCGGGGCTTAGGGTTGGAAGTGTCTTCTGGAGGTGGGCTCCAGCCTGGGCTTCGGTCTTGAGCTCCTTGCTCGCAGGCTCGATCCATTGGTTCTCAATCATCCAATTGGCAACCTTAACGAAGTTGCCTTGCATGATGTGGCCCATCTGATCGACCAGGTCGGGGCTCAGGGTTTCTGCCTCGGGCCCGGGCCCAGGTTCGACCGAGGGTGCCGGCTCGGCGGCCGCTTCCGGCTCGATGGTCTTTTGCGGTGGAGGGATCGGTTCGTCCCCGTCGTCACCAGGCTCGATGGTCGGCTTGGCCTTCTTTGCCTTCTTGGGTTTTGGCGTCGCCGGCGCGAGGCCTTGATCGGCCAGCTCCTCCTCCTCGGTTTTGATTTCCTTGGGTTTCTCGGGTTCCACGACCTCGGCATCGACAACCTTGCCGGTTGCCTGCGCGGTCGGCTTCGAGGGCTCGGATTGACCGAGATCAAGTCCCGGCTCGGCGGTCACGGTTGTGACTCCCTCGTCTTCTTCGCTGCCAGCCCAGACTTCAGGCGCGAGCATTCCAACGGCCGTTGTGATGACCCGGGCGCGGAGCATGTTGGCTGGTGTCTTTTCCCAGCCAGAATCCTTTTTGACCAGGCCTTGGCGTTTCGCATCTTCGATGCTGAAGCTGACCTCGATCGTGTTTCCCTCAAAGGTGAATTCGGCCGTGGCTTTCTTGCCGTCAAAGCCACCGTCGATCCATTTGTGCCTGCCTCCAAGCCGGCGGAAGTCGGCCAGGACGGTGCTGGACTTCTTGGAGATCTTGCCGTCGATCAGGTGGTACCTGGCGGCGACCTCATCGGGTGTCATGTTCTTGGTCATGCACACCATGGCCAGCACCTTGCCCTGCTCGGTTCTGGTGCAGCCAAACATGCCTGACCTGGTGAAGAATTCGCCCACTCGGTCGATAGCGGCCAGCGGGTCTTCCATTTTCTTGTAGATTGCGATTTCGTTCATAGTCGTTGGGAGTAGGAGTCGGTTCCGAGGGCGTTTTGCCCCCTCGATTGAGGTTCACAGATCCACCTGTGAATTATTCGGAGGATTTCCCCTGGTTGAGTGCCTTTAGGACAGTCGGCCAGTGAAAGCGTTTGATCTGATGCCCCATGTCGATGACTGGGATTTTGCCCTCCCGCACTTTGCGGCGAAGGGTCGATTCAGAAATTCCCATCCGTTCTGCAGTCTCTCCATAAGACAGCAGTCGGTCCTCGTTCGGTTGGTTGGTTTGATCCGTCATGGCTTTAGATTTTGAACCTCTGGGTACTTGGCAGCAAGCGCATCGAGGAGGATCCAGGTGTGGGTTCTACCACTCTCCTTTTTCTTCCTTTCAAGCCAGCGGCAGATCTTGGGTGGGAATCGAAAACTCTTGGTTTCGGTCTTGGGTTTTCTCGGCATAGGGCTCGAATTACAGCCCCCTATTTTCAGGCTGACAAGTCGGGAAGTAATGATTTGGCTTGCTTTGTATATACACTTCCAGGCAAGGTCTTTGGGTGGCGGAAGTTCCGCCGCGAAAATAGTTATTAACAGTCAAAACCACAGTTATGCGAATAAGTTGTGAACAGTGCGGGAAGGAATTCCAGAAGCGCACTAAAAAGGAGGCCGAAATGGCCATTCGGATGCACGTAGGACGAGTGCATGGAAACATCAAAAACGGTGGCACCAATTTGCACCAGGATGCACCAACTGTCACCACCGGCAGAAAACCGCTCACCGAAGAACAGAAGGAACGTCGCCGGCAATACCAGCGCGATCGGAGGGCTCAGCTAAAATCAGGCAGACTTCCCCGTCGTCGCATCGACGTGTTCCAAAATGGTCATTCGGTTGAATTGCACCATTGCCCTCGATGCGGTCTGGATCTGGACAAGCTGGCCATTGCTATGATGGCGGCAGCGAAGGTGTGAACAAGGTGTGAGTATGCCAAAAGGTAAAAGCCAGAAGTCTGGCAATGGCAAGGCTAACCGGCATCAGATCAGGTTCCCAATAACTCGGGAAACTGCCACATTCGAGAAGGCTGTGGAAGAGGTCCGATGCGTGGTATTGGCTAGGGCAGGGGTGAGCACCAAGCGCATTTCCGAGATTTTGCGTATTAGCAAAAGCAAGGTCCAGTATCGGATCTGGAAGGGCGAGGCTATTGGTGCCAGGGCTAGATTCCGAAATGGCGAAAGCTGGGAAACGGAAGTTGCTGTTCGAGCGATCCAGCGAAAAGTCATTCAGGAGATCTCAGAAACGGTCACACCGAAGTACCTCTAGGCGGCATTCCTAGTTGTTTTCGGGCCCAATCGATTGCCTGGGCCAGGTTTGAAGACACCAGGCATGGAACTTTGGATTTTTCCATCCATGCTTGAATGGTCGTTTTCTGTTCATCGGTCAGCTTGCCGTGGGGGCCTTTGAGTTCGATCGCGCAGCCTCGGCCGTTCCAGAGCAGGACAAAGTCAGGGGTGCCTTTCTTTGTCGTGGACTTCTTGTCGGTGCGGCTGTGGACGATCGCAATGTCGGCCACGTTGCAATAGGCCTCGAGCTGCCGGTGCATTTCCAGTTCCTCTTTGCGGTCCTGCTTTTCGAGGGCTTCGTCAACCGTGGGTGTTTTGAGCTCCTTGCGGACCCGGGGCTCCATGCACCGCCGGATGTTCTCGGGAAGATTCTTCGGATCCAGTTTACTCATGGCCTCAACGACAGATCATGTCGCAATGACTGTTATACCCCTCATCGTGATGATGCACCACCTGCTGGCTAAGGTAGCCCAAATTCGCCAGCATTTTGCGGGTTATTTCAGGGGTCGCGCCAAAACGCTTTAGTCCATTGACGTTGAGTTCGATGTGGATAATCGGATGAAACCGCCTGATGGTTTCAGCGGCCCCCTCGAGCACCTTCAGCTCAAAGCCTTCCACGTCGATCTTGAGGACGTCGAGCCGTTCCACGTTCAGGTCATCGAGGCGGATGCTGTAACGCTGGCCAGGTAGCAGTGATTGGCCGCCCATGTTCCCGGTTTTATTGGAGAGGTCGAACCTGGTGCCGTCACCGATTGCGAGATTGTAGCAAAAGGCTCTAGGGCAGTTGTGGAGAAGGCAGACAAACATATCCGGCTTAGGCTCGAAGGCGTGGACCTCGCATTGTCGATCGAGAAAAACCGGGGCTGTGTCGCCAATGAATGCGCCAATATCAAATACAACTGACCCGGGTTTAAGCTCATTCCAAACTTTGAGTCCGGTGAAAGCCGGATTCCAGGCCAGCTTGCCTGTTTTGCGAATGTGCTTGCAGGCGGATGTGTCTTTCCTGGGAATCAAAAGGCCGTGGATCTCTTCGAGGTCGAGCAGGGAGTTAAGACTCATATTCCGATGCTGCGGGGATTGTGCCCGAAACTCAACATCCAATCCCTGGCGACACTGATATTGAGGAGCTGGCTCGGTATCCTCCTGCGATTTTGTGGGTTCTCCCAGACCGATGCATGTCGCTCATGATAGATCAGGTTGTGCAGGGTGACGTTCTGTTTTGGGTGCGTCATTTCGATGAGGATCCGCAAAACCGAGTCCCAGGCCTCGCGGCCGAGGAGCATGTCTGGAAAGTCTGGGCCGTTTTCGAGCCACCATCCAACCCTGAAAGCGTAGAAGTCACTGCCGCAATATGGGTAGCCCCTCTTGATCTGGTCATCTGGAATTGGCTCAGTGAATTTGTGGAAATCCCGGCGAAAGCAATAGGCGGCATCGATGCTCTGAAAAGCCATGACTACCTTGAAGCTGCAGGCCTCCGCAACGCAGATGTCTGAGTTGGTGAATACGATGATGTCTTCAGGCTTTTTGCCGGCGACTCCTTTGGCTATTAGATCCCTGACATAGGGCACCTGGCCCATGTGATCCCTGTAGCATCTGACCTCGTCATCAGTGATTGGTATTTCTTCCCATGGTTGCTTTGACCAGGTGATTTGAGCCAGACGCATTCTCCTGGCCGTATTAGGATCCTTCGGTTTGTAGGTGGAATAAACGTGATAGATCATAGCCACTTCTCTACGGTTTCCACGATGGCGGCCAGTGACCCCATGAATCGCGAGTACTTCACTTCTAGAACACAATTGCCTCTTGGACTGCTAGTGCACCAACCGTCGACGGTGAGTGCAATGTAGGGTTTTGGAGATCCATGGGCCAAGTGCAACGTGGCGGTGTCGGTAGTAATCATGCCAACGGCCGCATCGATCGGGCCCAGTAGGTCAAAGATGCGGTGGCACCGAATCCGACTCATGTCGATGATTGCCACCTGGGTCATTAGGTGCTTGAGGGCTGAGAAGATTTTTGGGCCATGAGGAAATGGACTGGAGACTCCAAGGGTATTGACCAGGATGTAGGGCTTGCCGTTGGTCCTGGGTATGGCTGCCTTTTCTCGTTCAGAGTTGCGCCGATCGAAAACCAGCGGAAGTTCCCGAAACAGGTGAAGCGGTACCCCCGTGCGATCCAGCATCGATGTCATGAAGTTTGGCCATTGCTTCAGATTGATTCCCCACTGGTGACCGTGGCATTGAAGCACGGTGTGCCCTCCGAATCTCTCGTCTGCCCATTCCCGGGCCCGGGGCATCCCCATGAACCAATGAACCGGCAGAGACAGCCGTTCCACATAGGAAACCCCATCCAGCACTGAGCCGTAATCTTTCGACACGATCATTTTGGGTCGGACTCCGGTCGTGTCGTAGAGATACTTCATTGCCGGCAGCAGTAGGATGATGTCCCCGAAGCGGCCCAGCTGGATGAACGGTTTGTCCAGGTTGACTTTGGTCACCACCCCGAGCTGCCGGCGCAGGAGCTCGATCAAGTTGCCGTCTTTGGTCCGGTGGAAAAGGACCGCATCCTTGCGCAGGTAGTTCAAATCGAAAACCTCTGTCCTCGGGATCCCACGTTCTGCGAATGTTGGCGGATTGCCCACCTCACCCCAAAGATGCTGAAACAGGTTGCTGTGGGTCGCCTTCGGCACCAGGACTTGTGCCGTAGAAATATCGAAAGCCATGTCGGGTCTTTTACGGACATAAGGCGCAACCTCATCGAAGGCATTGGCCGGGTAAACCCCAACGCCGGTGAAGTGGCTTGGAGGCAAGTCTGGCTTGTTGCATGGCACCACCTGGCCGAAGTAAATGGCTCCTTTGGCGCGGTAGTGGATATCGATCTTGTCCAGCCAACCCGGGCAGAGTGGCACTGCATCAGGCTCCAAAAAGAGCCAGTGCATGTGGTGCGACCTTGCTACCTCTGCAGCTCGAAGGAAGAGTTCGTTGGGGCCTTGCGGCCAGCCATTGACCGACTTGGCGGTCGTTGAGACTTCGACGCAGTGGAAGGATTTCTGCGCTTCCTGCTGGAGGTCAAAGATCGCCGGGGCCGACGTGGCTGCATCGGCCACAATGATGGCGGAATGATCCTTGCATCCACCGAGCTGGTGGATCCATTTCAGCAGGTTAAGCAGTCGAGGGACGTCCTTTGTGTAGACTGGCAGGACACACAGCATGGCGGTTTGAGTCCTTACTCCTCCTCATGCAAAATCCAGCATCGTTCGTCCAGCCTGCTCGAGGCCTCAACTGTGATGTGCTTTTTGACGATGTGAAGCGGGGCCCAGACTTTGGCTTTCAGTGGGCAATCGCAGGCTTTGCACACTTTGAGCTTATCGTCTTGGGAGGTGTGCATGTTCAAGTCGTTTAGGGCAGAAAAGATCGCCTTGATCTCAGCCACGGCCTTTCCGGTAAACCACGCGAAGACTCCTTTCTTCTGATCGTTTTGGGGGCAGGTGGCGCAGATGCCGGCGCGATTTTCTGCAAGGGTTTTATCGACCGGCTTGCCTTCGCCAAACCAATCGATCCAGATTTTGATCCCAGCTCCTGCGTTCTTGAGGAACCTAGCTCCTCCCGCAACATCGCCTGCCCCTGCGCGGAGGGATCGACTCGGCAGGGGCACTGTAAAAGACGGCGGCACGGTTAGATTTGCACACCAGGAAGGGTTGTCGTTCAACCTGGCACAAGTGAAGTCATCGAGTTGCTGGGCCACAACATCGGGATCGGTCGAGAGCCGATGCTGCTTGTTGGCAAGTCGGTGCTGGATGATACGCGCAACTACCTGCTGGAAAGTCAAACCTACTGGTGCTTTCCACCCTGTAGCCGGCTCGAAGTATTGCCACCCTCCAGGTGGCCACATTGTTCTCGACTTGAGCATGACCAGGGTTAGCCCAAATGGGCAGAGATTTGCAAGCGTTCAAATGTGTTGCCGTCTATGCTGATCAGAAGTAGTGTTCAGCTGTGAAGATGGAAGGCATACATATGGCAGTGACGAAGGTTGGCGAGCTGGGAAAGCCTGGTTCTCCTAATCACGCCGTGGAGTACGAGGCCAGGGTGTCTCGCCGCCAGCTTTTCAGGTTTGTTGTGCCCTTTTTGGTTGCATCGGTAGGCATTGGTGCGGAAAAGGTGGTGCAGAATGATACCGACGATCAGCTGGATGACGGTGAACCCCGATAACCTGGCCGAGCAGGTTTGCCGCCCCACAACCTACTTCAAAGAGCTCGCCGATGTGGAGGTTTTGCCCAATGACGTGGAGGATCTGGACATATTCGGCGAGAAAGCGGCCATCTTCGGTGGCAGCGGCCTTTTCTACCCAGACACGGCAGAAGTGCTCCGAAAAGCACTGAACCGGAAGAACCATCCAATGGTCTTATGGGGAGTCGGGGCCAACGATCACCTCGAGCACCTGGTCAAATGGCCAGAGTGGACCAAGGAGTTTGACCTCATCGGCCTGCGCGATTTTGGCAATCCGTGGGATTACGTCCCGTGCCCGAGCTGCATGAGTCCGCTTTTCGATGAGGCCCGGGATACCGCGCCGAGTCATGACGTGGTGGTCTACGAGCATCCACTCTGCCAGATCAAGGAGATCAAAGGCCGAGCCAAGATGAACAACAAACATCCGGCCGAGAAATACCGGGAGGTGCTGATGTTCCTGGCTTCGGGTAAAACCGTCGTGACCAGCTCCTACCACGGGGTTTACTGGGCGATGCTCCTGGCCAGGAAGGTGCTTTGCTGGAAACCGTTCTCGTCAAAATTCTACAGCTTGGAGCCCCTCCACTATCGGGTGAACGAGCAAAACTGGTACAAGGTCCATTCGACTATGAGGGCTCCTGCGCAGGTCTATGACTACCTGGAACGATGCAGACAGCATAATGTGCTGTTTGCCCAGAAGGTGTTCAAATTGCTCAAGATGTGAGTTTCCTGGCAACAAAGAACCCGTTGGAAACTTCCGGTTCGTATTTGGTCATCCGACCGGACCAACCGGGGAACTTGTTGTCCAGCAGTCCCAGCAGTTTGAGCGCATCGACTACCGCGACCTGGAGCGGCATGGATTCATGATCCTTGCTGGCATGGTGTTGGGGCACATGTTGGAAGGCTGGATTGATATCGTGAAATAGCGCATACCCGCCAGGAGTGACCAGGGATTGGTAGCAAAGGAAATCCATGCAGGCATGAGTCAGACAATGGCAACCATCGATGAGCACCAGGTCAAATTGCTGGTAGTCGTAGACCTGGGCCCGGGCAGCGATCGAGTCGGCCTTGATGATTCTGCAGGCACCATCGAAGGGCGGTTTGAGTTCGGATTCGGAACCCACTCCGTTTTCGATTCCAGTGTACGCAATCGGTGTTCCTTTGCTTTTCAGGAAGTCGCGCATCGACCTGGCAGTGTTCCCGTTCCAGACACCAATCTCGAGAATCGTGACCGCCAGACCGGCCACTCGGGCCTCCACAATGTCGGTCAAAATGCGCTCGAGGATTTCGATATCGGTCTTGCTGAGTAGGCCGTAAGTTGAGGGCATACGGCCGTTATGGGCTTGAAACGGACGGTCTTCAAGCCAATATGGGATTCCAGTGAACAGACAACTTAGGATTGATTGGATTAAGCCATGAACTTTTCGACTGCCTCCTACGTGGATCAGATAGTCCAAGAAATGCGCCAGGCTGACTTCCCCCGGGCGACAAATCGGGCACTTATCGACAGACTTTTTAACGGGTTCCCGCCCTGGACCAACGAAGAAGCCGAGTCGGCCAGGATCAATACAAACGTCAATTTCTTGGATGCCCCCAAGCTCGGTGCCGATGCCAGGCGCAGCTATTACAACGCTTACATCAAGCCGGCACATTACTTCACCCTGACTTTGAACTATGGGCCCAGCCGAATGCGGGGCACCTGGGGCGCGATCGTAACCGATGAGATTAATCGGATCCTCAAGAATTCCCTGGTCTACTTTGAGATGGTTCGATCCCAAATGGCGGCCACGGTTCTGCACGGGATTGGTCCGGTTCACTGGGCGGATAAATACAGATGGAAACCACGGCCGCTCGAAATCGCGGATTTGCTCATCCCGTCGAACACGCTCTTATCGATGGAGAACCTGAACCACTTCGCGATCTTCCGGCAATACACTGCCTATGAAATGTCGGACATGATCGAGCGCAAGCATGTGGATCCAGGCTGGAACACAGAGCTGGCCAGGAAGGCGGTTAAGTGGTGCGTGGCGCAACCAACCGGACAGATCACTGATTGGGATTCACTGCGACCCGAGAAGCTGGTGGAGCAGATCAAGCAGGACGGGGTCTACTATTCATCCGACGTGGTTCCTACTATTGACACCTGGGACTTCTACTTCTATTCGACCGAAGGCAAGAATCACGGCTGGCGCAGACGCATGATTTTGGACACTCCCCCGAGGGGCGAAATCAATGATAGCAAGATCACACTGCAAAAGCTCGGCCTGGACACGCAGCAGTGGTTATACAATGGCAAAAACAGGATCTATGCGAATCAATTGAACGAGATCCTACACTTTCAGTTTGGCGATCTCAGTCCGAAGTCTCCGTTCAAGTATCATAGCGTCCGATCACTTGGCTGGCTGATTTACGCAGTATGCAACCTTCAGAATCGACTGCGCTGTAAGGTCAATGATGCGACCTTCGAGAACCTACTCAACTACTTCCGAGTCTCCAATGCTGATGATGCAGAGAGGTTGACTAAGATCGATCTACATAACTATGGGGTGGTGCCCGAGGGTGTAGACTTCGTCAATCAGAATGATAGGTGGCAGATCAATCACAACCTGGTCATGGGCACCATGGCCGACAACCGGCAGCAAATGAATGAAGCGGCCGCGCAATTCCGAGAAGGCAGGGACACGGGGGTTCAAAAGGAAAAGACAGCTACGGAGATCATGGCGGAAGTCAACGCCGCTAATGCTTTGGTGGGAACCATGCTCTCCCTTTCCTATACCTATCAAAAGCAGCAATACCTCGAGATCGTGCGCCGGTTCATGAAAAAGAATTCGGATGATCCCGAGGTCCGAAAATTCAGACTGCGTTGTTTGAAGCAGGAAGTCCCTCCTCAGTACCTCGATGCCGATTACTGGGACGTTGACCCCGAGCAAGTCCTGGGATCAGGCAACAAGATGCTGCAAGTGGCCATGGCTGACAAACTCATGGCCGTGCGGCCGCTTTTGGACCCCGATGCTCAGCGCGACGTCTTGCGCATGTATGTTCAGGCGAACAGCGACGATCCACGACTGGCGACCAGGTGGATTCCCAACAAGCCGATTTTGGTTACCGAAACCGTGCACGATGCCGAATTGATGGTTGGATCCCTCATGGCTGGTGTCCAGGTCAGGCCGCGCCGGGGCCAGGATCCCGCGCAGATGGTTATGGCTTTGATCAATGCTCTCAACCAGGTCATGCGAAAAATCCAGGTTACCACGGGAACGCCGACCATGGGCGAGCTGGCCGGCTTGGCCAACTTCGGGGTGACGATCCAGAAGTACATGGCGGTCGCTGCCCAGGACGAGGCCAACAAGCAGCTCATCGAGGCCGCTACCATCCAGCTCGATCAAATCGGGCAGCAGCTGCAGAAGTGGTTCCAGGCGGTCCAGCAGCAGGCTCAGCAGAACGGCCAGGGAACCGATCCCAAGGTCCAACGGGAACTGGCTCTCACCCAGGCCAAGGTCCAGGGGTTGCAGATCCAGGCCCAGTCCAAGGCTCAGATCGAGGAGCAGAAGAATCAGCAGCGGCTGCGTCAAAGCGAGGAACGATTCCAGCAGGGGCAACGACTGAAGGAGGAGGAACACCTCGGCAAGATGCGCGGCCAGTTAACCGAAAGCCAAGTCGATACCACAATCAAGGATGCCGAGGCTGCCGCCGCGATCGAGAACCAAAGGTTGAAGGCGCAGTTCGAGGCAGCGCAGGAAGAACCGCCAAATGCCTGAATCACCGAAGAAGCGTTTCTTACAGTCGCCTCACGCCAAGAAGGTGGCTGAACTCAGCACCGATCCATCTGTCCTCGCGGCACTGGATGCGGCCATACTGCAGATGTCCTGGGAGCATGGAACCGCCAAACATCCAGACACGGCCAGTGCGTGTCATTGGCAGCTCACAGGAGCTCACAAGTTGCGGGAACTATTCCTGAACATCGGGATTCCCGAGAAACCGATACCAAGACCCCGAGGCGACAACCTCCCTAACCAAGTCTGACCATGCCTGATCCACAACCCAATCCCCCAACTGAACCGCCGGCACCGCCGGCACCGCCAGCAGAACCGCCAAAACCGTCATTTCGCGGAATTGACGAGGATTTGGCCGATTTTGCGGGGTCGCCGCCGGAACCGCCAAAACCGCCAGAACCGCCAAAATCACCGCCAGAGGGGTCAGAACCCCCGCCGGAACCTGGAGCCCCACAGGAGCCTTCAAAACCTTCAGAGAAGCCACCTGAAGGTGATGAGGATTACCTGGGCATCCCTAAGCCAAAGCCCAAGGAACCGCCCAAACCACCGGAAGAACCGGAGCCCAGCGGCCCCCTCAAGGCTCCTGAGCTTCGGGCCGAGTATAAGCGGGTCAAGGAGCGTCTGGCCGAGGCCGAAAAGGAGCTGTCGTCCTACAAATCTGGTGGAAAACCAGTCGATGAGGGAGAGAAGAAAGTCTATGTGGAGCAGATAGATGCGCTCAAAAAGCAGCTCGATGAGGCTCACGGTCATTTGAGAACCGTGGCTTATGAGCAAAGCCAGGAGTACAAGGACAAATACGAGAAGCCCTTCATCGACGCCTGGCAGGAAGGGGCCGCACAGGTGGCCACCTTCAACGTCACCGACCAGGAGGGGAATGTCCGAAAAGGCACTCCAGAGGACTTCGCCGCCATTATGCAAACTGCTGATAATGAGCAGGCTGCAAATCTGGCGCAGGAAATGTTCGGTTCCAATGCCTTCTACGTTCTGGCCCAACGCCGGGACATCATCAAGCTCCATACAGCGCGATCTCGGGCCTTGGAGGAATTCCGAGCCAACCTGGGTGAGCGGCAAAAAGCCGAGCTGGAAAAGCTCAAGCAGCAGGCCGAGCATCAGGAGCAACGGAGGATCCAGGCGAATACCCTCTGGAAGAAGTTCAACTCCGAGACAGCAGAGAAATACCCCGATCTGTTCAAACCGACCGAGGGTGACGATGAGGGAAACAATCTTCTGGCTAAGGGCTACCGCGAGGCTGACTTGGCGTTTAGTGGCGCACCGGATCTGCCCGAGGAAAGTCGAATCAGGCTCCATTCAGCAGTCCGAAATCGAGCGGCCGCTTTTGGTCGCCTGGTTCATCGTCTGAGAACCAAGGACGAAGAAATCGCGTCACTGAAAGCCGAGTTGGATGAGATCAGGGGCAGTACCCCTGGACCTGGCCAGGAGGGCAGAGATAAAAACGAAAACCGGCGACCGACTGCCGATGAGGAAATCGAAGCGGCCGCCATGAGGACAACCCCGAGGTAACTATGCCGAAAGTACTCCACAGAAAACTAGCCAGGTCGGCCAAAAAAGCCGGCCTCAAACCTGGTTCCGAAAGATCCGATGCATATGTCTACGGAACGATGAACAAGATCGAGAAGGCCAGAGCTCGAAAACGGAAAAGCCGACGTTAGCTATAACTGAGCAATTCAGAGCTGATCGTGGCGTGTTGAACTACTTGACACGCCACTTTTTCTGATCTAAGGCAGCCACAAGACGTAACTGGGTTCGTCACCAGCTGGAACGTAGCAGCCTCGGGATCGTTCCTCCCGGCGTGGGCAGCTCGATATGCTGCACCTGGTCGACCACGCGATGACCAGGTAAAGCGGCTCGCAACCGCAAGCGTAGGCCTCAGTGCCAGGGCCGGTTGGCCTGCTTCGCAAGCGAAATACTCACAGTCGAATTGTAACCAGCGGCCATGAAGGTCGCGTAACTGAGTTTTTGCGTATGCCAAGTTTAGGCTGTACTCCTAACATTTCCTGCGCCGACTTCACCAATATCATCATGCGGCGAACGGAGCATCTGGATGAGGAAATCCTGAAGGATATCACTCCAGTTGGTTCGATTAACGGCATGATGGAAATCGGCCAGTTCAAAGCGTTCGATGGGTATTCTCATACCTACGATCGTTTCAACCGTGTCGCGGTTGATCACTCCCGGGCCTGGCAAAATATCACTGACGAGAATTGCGTTGGCCAACCTTGCGATCCTTGCGAAACGGAAATCGGATTCGGCTCGACTCGAGACGAATATCACCTGGAGCAAAAATCCTTCACCTCCCAGCTCTTCTGCTATGACCAAATGCTCACGATGGATAGGGCCAAAGAGCACTATGCCAATGCGGTCGAGCAATTGAGAGCGGCCCAGGAGCTGATCATTGGAAACCGGATCCGTTCCGAGGCTTTCCGATACGCCGGCTACCACTGGGTTGCTGGTGGAGGTGCTGGCCAGGCCATGACCTCTTTCACGTTCACCGAAACGGGGAACTTGATCAATGTCGTGCCCTCGGTGCTCCCAACTTCAAAGCTGACGGTGAACATGCTTCGCCGGCGGTTGCAAACCCAGATCCTCAACGGGGCCACCGGCAAGGTTCCCATGGGTCAGCCTCCTGAACTGGAAGTTCTGACCGACATGGAAACCATCTGGGATCTCATTGAGGGTGATTCCAACTTGAAAGACTCCTGGCGGTTCCAGGCCTTCGGGGCTGGCGCGGAGGAGTATTACAAGTATGGATGGGCCGGCCGAGTGGGCAATTTCATGCTCAAGGCTGACCTCCATCCGATCCGGTTCCAGATCCTGAATGACGGTGTGACCCTCAATCAGGTCTTCCCCTACCACAACGAGGCAGCTTCGAGTGGTATTCGCGGCGTGGTCAACGATGCGTATATCAATGCGCCAATCCAGGCCACGTTCATCTGGCACCGTCGAGCCATGAAGCAATTGGTTCTCGATGCGGCCCAGGTGCATCCGATGATGCCCTTTGTCCCGCGCAGCTTTGGTGGTCGATGGCAGTTTGTCATGGACAACCTGACCTGCGGAACGGCGGTCGATGCCAACGGTCAGACCTTCCCAATTGCGGTCGATAACGCTCGCCGCAACAAGGGTAAGTTTATCGCAGACTTCAAATTCTCGACCAAGAAGCAGTATCCCGAGTTCATGGAGTGCATCCTGCACCTGCGCGAGCCGGCTTGCGTGATTAACGTCCCGGTTTGCCAGCCTGCGCCCACTTACGTGACTCAGGATTACTCGAGTGCGAATGATCCTTGCCCGTAAGGCGTGAACGGCAGTGGGGGCTTGGTCGGATGAGCAGGCCGGCCAAGCCCTCCATCTTGAAAGGAACCGATTATGCCTAGTCAAAACGCACTCCTGCCTCGCAGCTTGTTTGCTGAAGAGGTCAAGCCAGGGGACACCATCACCCTGAAGGTATCCGCTGTTTTCGGGGACGAAGTGGAAGTCTCGGCCACCGCTTCGTCTGGAGAGTCCGAAGAAATGGAAGAGGAAGAAGAGTCGCCCAGGATGTCTGCCGACGAAGAAATCGAAAGGGCGGCCATGGAAGGATCTGAATATGGCTATTGAAAATCCCACCCGATGGGCTGCGGCCGGGACCATCACCGCACTGCAAGATTTCCCTTGTTTGCGGTGCCTTTCCGATCAGCAGCTTGTCATGGTTCTCGCATACCTGCTTTGCAGGATTGTATCGACCGATCGCGACAACGAGTGCACGGCTGCCGAGATGATGGAAAATGCATCTTGCTCCGATTGTTTCAGTCGCCGCCAGAAGATGCAGTATCTGGTCCAAATGGTCGCCACCTATGCCCTCAACAATTCATTGATTACGGATTTCGACGCAGTCACGCAGGAAATTGCCTGCCTTGTTTGCGCCGACTCCAGCAAGTTGCTGGCTATGGTGGTTGACCAGGTTGAGATCGGAATCAACAACGGCACGTTGTTCAATCCCAGTTAATTGGTCAGAGGTCGGTTGGGTATTGGCGAAGGCCAGGTCAGCATCGAGGTTTTGGCGGCCCCCGGTGCTGACCGGCCTAACCTTTTAATGTTATGGCAACCTGTAATCCTACCACTGTCCTGCAGGATTCAGACTGTCTTCTCTGTCTTAGTGAGAAGCAGCTCCTGGTCGCGGTTCTCACCATTCTCTGTCAAATTCAACGAACCCTTAATCCCATGGCTACTTGCAATGTTGAAGATCTAGCCTCGGACTCCAGCCCTTACCTTTCGATGACCAACAAGCAGTTGCTGGCCGCGCAGCTGGAGATGCTTTGCCAACTCGTCGCCGCACCAGGTGCCCTCGGTGGGGTCGTTATCGATACGGTGGATCCTGTAGCGGATCCCGGCGTTGAATCTCAAATCTGGATAAACCGCACCTCGGGTCAGATGTGGTATTGGAATGACACCACTGGAGCCTGGGTGCTATTAATCGCCTGATATGAAAAAGACCCTCCTTATATTCTTGTTGGCCTTTCTGACCTGTTTCGCCCAGGCCCAGATGCCAGTCTTCCGAAACATGTTCACGACGAATGTTCCCGGGGCCTACGTGCGCGGGGACGCTACCTTCGGAACGGGGGGTTCTGGATCCTATACTTTCAACGGCCAAATGCTGCTCTACGTGGATCCGGCCGGCGGCGTGGATTTCATGATTGGAACCAACGTCTACGGAGTTGGAGAACCACTGATAATTCTCAGAAACGGAACGTGGGGATTTAATAGGGATTCGATACCTGGTGCCAGCATCGCTTCCGGCACCATCGATGCCACCGCATTGAATGCAAGCAATTGGGTCTATGCTGGTGGTTCAGGTGTGACTTTCGGATCCTTGAATTTGAAGCCAAGACTGCAGCTGTATGGTGGTGGGATTAAGGTCTACCCACAGGTTGGGACAACTAATTGGTGGGTCTGGAATGATACCAATAACGTGCCAAGCAGTGTGGTCAATTCCAATGGATGGTTCGGGATTAAGACTCTCACGCCGAATTCCGAGCTGGAGGTCAATGGCCAGGTCCGCGCAACCAATTTTCTTCAGACGGTGCCATCCTGGGATGATGTTAGAATCTCACTCGGCACCCTTTCCTCGCCATCTGCCCAACCTGACAAAATCAATCCATGCGGTGGCTTGAATGTCTACGGTTTCGATGATTCCTCCACCGAGCAGCTCGACTTCCAGCTGCAAATCCCGCACGGCATCGAGACAAACAACGCTTACGGAGTCAGGCTGCATTTGCACTGGAGTGGATCCACTGCCGTAACCCCGCCAAATAGCAATGTGGTGTGGGGCGTGGAATGGACCCTGGCCAATCCATTCGAGAATTTCTTCACAACCACAATCACCAATCGGGTGACAAACGGCCTGGCGGCCGCCACGACGCACATGGTTGTTCCACTGGTCACGTTCACAAACTACGTGGAATCCTGCGTGGTGGTTGGCAGATTGTTCAGGGAAGGAGGAAATGCTGGCGACACTTACGTTGGCGATGCCTGTGGTTTAAGCCTGGATGCACACTTCGGAAGAATCAGACTCGGCAGTGATAACGAGTTTGGAGACTACTAAGAAATGGGAAGCATGGACAAAAATGGAAGTGGGAGAGAATGGTGGAAGGGGTCTTTCCCTACCTGGATTGTGGCAATCATGATTGCCCTAATCGCGTTCTTTTTGAAACGCGAGGTGGATATCAATGATGACTGCCGCAAAGTCCAAGCTGCAGCCATCCTAGAGTTGAAGGTCAAAGTTGAAGGACTCCAACTGCGAATTGGCAGCTTGGAAAAAACTGTAGAAGAAAACCATGACCTGCTGAACGAAATCGGCAGGAAGATGGGGGCAACTAGAAGGCCGTAATATGGCAACGTGCAACGTACAAGACTTGATGGATGATGCCGCTTGCTGGTTTTGCCTGGAGCCGAAGATCCAAGAGGCTTTGGAGCTGCAGCTTCTTTGTGAGATCTGGCAAGCCATCGTGAACGCAACTCCGTAACCAGGAATCGATATGGCAAACTGTGATCCGCAAACCCTGATGAACAATGGCAAGTGCTTCTTTGGCGTAAAGCCAAAGGAGGCAATGGCTCTTAAACTGCAGCTGCTTTGCGAAATCCAAGCTGCGATCGCCTCCTTGGGTTCGGTGGTGGCAAACCTGGGCCCAACTGTCGAGGCTATTGCCTATGCTGCGTCTATTGATATCGATCTGGATGGAGCCGACTACCAGACCCTGGCTTTAACAGGGGACATCGATTTCAACGCCACCTTGAACAGGCCAGTGGCCGGGAGAGCCAAGGCCGTGGCCGTGGTCATGACGGCAGATGGATCTGATAGGAACATCACGTTCAACGCCAACTGGACTGTGATCGGATCTACCCCCTCAGTCATTGCGGCCGGCAAGACTGGTGTCTTTTCCCTTACGGCCATTGGGCCCGATGAAACCGATGTCCTGATCGTTTACCAAGAAGAGCCATAAAATGCATTTGCTCCGATTCAAGTCGCTAGGCCTTCGGGATCCTGCTTTTTTGCAGGGTGCTGCTGGCTGTGTGTGTCCCTTGGTGACCAGTGATCCAAACATCAATTCCTGGTACAACGCATCCACTTCGATTCTCACTGCCACCAGCATAATTGGCGATTTGTCGGACACCACGGTGGACAAGACCTCACTGGTCGCGCCGAATTTTAATCTGCAAGTTCAAAGCAGCAATGCCAGATATTTTACTTACCCAAATCAGGCAAACACCAACGCGAATTTCCTGATCAGTTCCAGCAACTTCACCACCAGCTGGACAGACATCTCAAATGTCACGGTAAATGGCCCAACGCTCTTCACCTTCAATGCGGCGAACGCTTACCTCGGCCAATACATCGGGTTGTGTGAGCCTGGCCGCACTTACACGTTCAAGTTCAAGATTCGCAATGTCAGTGGGAACACCACCCTGCAGGTCAGGCACCTCGGATCCGCGACTGGCAACTACACTCCCATCACCATCGATGGCACTCTGACTGAAAAGACGGTTACATTCCTTGGGCCAAATCCAACCGCATTGGTTCGAGTGGGGTTTGAGGATCAGAACGTCGCTGGCCACGGCCAGGTCCAAGTTACCGACTGCCATTTGCGCCGTGATGACCATTCGGACACGTTAGTGGTGAGCCCAGGCAACATTCCTCTTTATGGTGTGCGCGACGGGATCCCCGTTTTTGGTGGTGGCGGCCAAGGCCCATCGACGCACGTTTACTGGACCCAGGTAGTGAGTCGCGCCATGACTCAGCCGTTCACGATTTACATGTCGTACTTCCCGAGAGCCTGGGTGGGCGGTTATATCTATACATCCAATTGGCCAACTCTCTTGAAAATGGTGGGTTCGGGGGGTACCACGCCAAATTACTACCTCGGCATTTACGCCACCCCGGCTTGGGGTTACGGCACTGTTTCTTCTCCTCCCCTGCAGTGGCAGGTTTTGACGTACCAATACAACGGTGCAACTAGCAGGGTTCGGGTGAACAAAAATCCAGCCGATGTGGTGAACATTCCCAATTTGGCTGGCACCATCGACCGGCTCCAATACATGGGCGATTCTTATGCCGGATCCTGGCAGAACAATGGCGATATCCATGAGATCATCACCAGGAATGTGCTCGATGACACTGCAACCCAAGATGCAATCATTGAATGGATGGCCTGCCAGGTAGGCCTCTCAGTTTAATCATGAAAACCAAAGCTCTACTCCTCGCAATCGTCCTGCCGTTGCTGTCCATCAGCTGCGCGGGTGCTCCCACCGAAGTTGAAAAGAAGCTGTTCAACATCGAGACTGTTCAAGTGCCGGTGGTCACCTGGTCAACCAACATCGAGGATGGGGTGGCCGTGATTACGGCAAAGACGAATTGGTATGAAGCATTCGATTTCACGCCAGGTGACACCGCCGATGCCATTGTCGAAACTGGAACTAATATTGGGAACCTTTTTGGTTTTGGTGGTATTGTCGGCACTCTGCTTTCTGCTGTTTTTGGTGTGTGGGCTAAACTCAGGTCGAACACCAACCGGAAGACAGCTGCCGTCCTAGCCCAGGTCATCGAGGCCGGCCGCAAGATCATGGATAAGACTCCACAGGGTCAGGCCGCTGAGCAGAAATGGGTCGGCTGGATGTCCAAGCATCAGACCGAAGCTGGAGTAGTTCTGGAGGTGTCCAAGCTCCTCAAGCAGGTGGTCGATAAAGAATCCGCGCAATTGGTGGCTGACCAATTGATCCAGATAACTCAGCCCCATGCGCCGAAACCTCAACCCAAAAAGTAATGCCCAAGAAAGGTTGCAAAAAAGGCGGCAGGCGCAAGTAGCCTACCGATACACCAGCTGGTGACTTTGATGAGTGGTTGCCTCGTCCCGCATCTTGCGCAGCCACTCATTATTTCTTTCGATCGTTTCTGCGTTCAGTAGTCGACTGATCTGGAAGCCGCGCCGGCGGGCCCCCTCGAAGCAGATCGAGCACCAATCAGCCTCGTCAGGCGATCGGCCGACTCGCTCCTTCATTTCCTCTTTGGTTTCCACTTCGATCTTGTCGCCCTTCACCTTGCACCATTCCCTCATGCAGAATTCCTCCATGACGCTTTCCGGCAGGCCTCGGACCTGGTCAGCCTCCACCGCATACCTCACGGTGAACCACAGCTCGGTGACGAACTTTGAATAATGCTCCTTGCACGTCTTGAGCCTGCGTTTCTTTTGCTGCTGGTCCCAGATGTAGAGGTCCAGGGAAACCGGCCTGGTGGTCGGGGCCCCACCAAACTCGATCGGATTACAGTCTGCCGACCAGATCCTGGCCAGGGCAGTGCCCAGGCTGCCGCGCCCCGTGGAGTCATGGAAGAAGTTCCCAGCCGTGATCCGATTGCGCCGGCAGTAATCCTTGACCCACCTGGCAATCTGATCTTCTGGATCCCCGCCGGTGGCAAGGATCGGAACGATCTCGGGTTTATTGATGAGGATGCGCAGCTTGCCTTCGACGTCCTTCCCAAACTCGATATGGCCGCACATGCAACGGTCCCCGCCATAGGCAGCATCGAGGCCGCCGATCTTGGTCGGTGCACCGTCCCAGGCCAGATCTCGGTTCAAAGCGTTGAATTTGACGCAGAGATCCCGGGTCAAAACCCGTTTCGCCATGGTCCCAATCTTCATCGCCCCGATGCATTGGGAGTAGTATTCGACTGAGTCCTTGCCGAAAAATGACTCGGTATTGGCGATCTTTTCTCGGGAAATCAAGTATGGATAGCGCACGGGGCTGCCTGGCGGATCGTCAAAATTCGGAGAGTCGGTGCCGATCAGATTAACGCAGCGGCCGTTCATGAACCTGGTGTCCCAGACAGAGGTCTTTTCAGGCTCCATGTGGGATCCCCACCCATCCTTCGGCTCGGCCGCACGGCCCAGCGGATCCAAGATATCGCTCGGATTGCCTAGGACCATGGCTTTGAAATCCTCGTTCTTGTCCAGGTTGGCGAAGGCATTCAAGAAGCCGGCACCCATGAATTGCGCTTCGTCCGCGACCAGGCGCATTCTGCGCTGTTTGATCCCGAGATATTTCCCAAGGCCAACAAATTTTCCGTTCTGAACGCATGGTATTCCGATGATCCCTTTGCGCAGATCGCGGATGGACATCTCGTCCACCAGGTCGGTGCTGATTGCGTGTTTGCTCTCGACCAGGTGGCCAGGAAGGTCAAACTCACTGGTCGCCAAATTGTGCAGGGATTTGATCTCGCCCCATACTCGAAGCTCGAGTCCGCGCAGATCGGTGGAGGAAATCAGAATGCAGGTGTGCTCTGGAAAGCAGTAGTAGTCACAGAGTGCCCACCAGGCAGCAAAGTGGGTCTTCCCGGTGGATCCGGCCCCCATGAGCACGGTGACCTTTGATTTGGTCACTTCATGCAGGCACAACTCGACCCATCTGTGGTTGTCCAGATGCGGCCAAAGGATCTCCCGCATAGCGTTATAGTGGTATTCAAGCCCCCTCCCGCACTCGCGATTGTCCTTGAACCAGGTGCCTCCTTGTTGGATGCAACCCATCTCGATTCTAAGCTCGGACGTCCCGGCCGGCCAAAAAGCATTATACTTGAAGATTTTTTCGGTGGGCATACATTCGCCTCAGACGTAATGCGCTAGTCGTCACAGTGCACCACAGTTCCGCGCATGTGCAACTCGAAAGCTAGCGTATGGCATCGAACGTCAGAATCACAGACGGTTCTTGGAATTGGCTAGGGGGAGTCGATGCAGGCAAGGTTCCCACAATCCGATCAGAGATAATCCCAAATGGGCTTCGGAGGGACCAGCTTGCATGGGCAACTAACTGCACGGTGCGTGGTGGCGGAATCCTACCTCGCACTGGGTGGATCCGCTTGGCGAAAGTTCATCCTGGCAATGCGCTCTATCAAGGCGGTTTTCTCTACGACAATTTCATCAATAACACGTTCCCTTACTTGGTTCTCTCCATTGGCGGTGATCTCTACCAGGTTCGCGTTGACTCAGATAATAGCGTTCGGAATCTCTCGGATGTATTCGGTCTGTCGGATCCGGCGAACGTGGCACAGGCCTGGTTTGTCCAGGGAGAAGAATTCCTGATCAAGCAGGCTGGTGATGGAACCACCCTCCCGCTCTTTTGGGATGGGAATACCCTGCGCAGATCCACTGGCCAGGGAGGTGTGGTGGGGGTTACGGCTGCGAATTTCAACGTGCCGGCAGTCGGAGGCTGGGTGGATGTGACACTTTATGGGCCGTATGCTGGTGCTCAGAATCAGATCGTCATGATCCTGAACGAATCCTACATCCATGTGGATTCGACCCAATCGATCACCCTCCAAAACAATACGGCAGGCCTGCCGGTCGGCTACGTGGTCCCGGCTGGCACAATCATTCGGGATGCCGGCGGCGCGGTCCTTTGCACGACCCTGGCCAACTTCGTCATTCCTGCCTTTGGCAATCCGGTTGCGTTGCCGGTCTGGGTTAATCCAGCAGTGGGCGCACCGCAAGCAGTGACCATCGATGGCAATGCCTGGCAGATCACGGCCGTGGCCCCGGTGGCCCCGCCAGCTGCCAATCATGTCCTCCTGGTCAACATCTCAGCCACGCCTGCAGACGTTGTCCCAGCTGACAGCGAGCTTTCCACGGTGTCAGAGCTGCCGGCCGCCACCTGCATGGACTACTACATGGGCCGCATCTGGTATGCCCAGGACCGGCAATACACGGCTGGAGACATCGTCCTGGGCCCAGCAGGCACCACTGCTTACCGGAAGCGGGATTCGATCCTGAAGATCACCGAGAACCCTCTGGCACTGGCCGGGGACGGGTTCGTCGTTCCGACCGAGGACGGCATCATCCGCGCTCTTAAGCACACGGCAAATCTGGACACGGCTTTAGGTGAGGGTCAGCTGTTCGCTTTTACCAGGAAGACCATCTACTCCCTTTCAGTGCCGGTCACCCGGGCAAACTGGATCACCACGACTGAGCCCCTCCAGAAAGTTGCCCAGCTTCGGAACGGCACCTTTGGCGATCGCAACGTCGTTAACATTAACGGCGACCTCTTCTATTTGTCCTGGGATGGTTACCGGAGCTTGTTCGTTGCTGTCCGCGACTTCAGCCAATGGGGCAATACTCCGATCAGTCGTAACATCAATCGCCTCCTCAACTTCAACGATCGAGGCCTGCTGAGCTTGAGCAGTGGGGTTTACTTCGATAACCGGATGCTGCAGACAACGCTGCCACAGCAGACCGAGGTTGGGATTGCCTACGATGGAATGGCCGTTTTGGACTTCGACCTGGTCAGCTCGCTCGAGGACACGGCAACCAATGTGCAGCGGCAGCCGCCGGCGTGGGAGGGCTGGTGGCAGGGGGTCAAGTTGCTTCAGCTCTTCGAGGGGGATTATGGCGGCCTGCAAAGAGCTTTTGCGGTGGTCCTGGCCCAGGATGGGGGGATCGAGGTTTGGGAGCTGACCACAAATCAGCGCAATGACCAGGACGATAATCGCGTCGAATGGTTCATCGAAACGCCGGCGTGGACATGGGACACGCCATTTGAATTGAAACGGCTCGATGGTGGAGAGATATGGTTCGATCGCGTTTACGGGACAGTTTACCTCGACGTCTTTTATCGCCCCGATTCCGAGGCCTGCTGGCAGCCATGGTATCGGACGGAATTTTGCTCCGCGCGTACCAGCTGCGAAGACGTCGTAAATCCCATCTGCTATCCAGAGCAACCCTACGGTGAGAACTACAAGTTCCCGGTGACTTTGCCGACGCCGCCCTATGCTACTTGCCAGTACCTAAACGCTCGCCCGATGAACTACGGGTACCAGTTCCAAATGAAGATCGTTGTTAAGGGCTGGTGCCGGATCCGAGGGATCATGGTTCATGCTATCCCAGTTCAAAAGCCACCGTTCCAAGGCATGGCCTGCGCGACTCCATCCTCCACGCTATGAATATCCCGTGCCCATACAACGCACCATGCATCGATGATGCGAATTCATTGGGGAACTATTCCTCCGAGGATCCAGATCGTTTTCTGTTCAGGAGTTCCTACTTTCCGAATCAGATCTTCGATGATGATTTTGATATCTGGCTGGCTTGTGATGGTTACTGCGTTTCCACTATTTCGCAGGAGGATGCGGACCTCTGCGCAATGAACAATGCGCTCATCTGCGAGCGATCCAGGCAATACATCAACGAACAGTACACCTGCTATCGAACCTGCCCAGATGGCACTCAATACTCTTTCACCATTCCTGCCGGGACGTTCTGGGCTACCACGCAGGCTCAAGCTGATGCTCTCGCCCAGGAATGGTGCAATCGATATCTCACACTCACCTGTGAATCGGTCGATCCCAACAATCCTAATCCGCCACCGACTCCCGTGTTCCGGCTGCCCAATCCTCGGGGCAAGCGCGAGTGCAATGATGCCCTCACGATCGAGGTAATTTGCGTGGACGGGAAAAAGGGCGCATCGATCCCGAAGTGCGATGTCATGGGTGCGGACAAGATCGATGCGAATATCCGCGCCAGGACCAAGGCCGAGGACTGGTTGTCCTATGGCATTGGGTGTCTCACTCCGCTTTTAAAGTCAGCCTGCGTGGATGAGGAAATCAACCAGTGGGTGGTCCCAGATCGTGTCGCGGGATTTGTGCGACCAGTCTCTTGGGAAGTGTTCGGGATACCACCTCCTGGGATTAACTTCGCACCGCAAACCACAGCGATGCGGGTTTACGGCACGTTCACCAAAGCTGGCACCTACGGGTTCCGGCTCACGATGACTGACAAGAATGGAACCTTCACTTATAGGGTTTATTTCATTTCGGTCATGGAGATCACAACTCCAGGTGCGCTGCCACCAGGTGAAGTAGGCTCTCCCTATAGCACGTCGATCGAGGTGCTCGGCGGTTGGGATCCCAAATCCTGGGGCATCAGCAATGTTTTAGGTTCACTCCCGCCTGGTCTGGCGATAGATGGAAGCACTGGTGTAATTTCAGGCACTCCGACTGCGACCGGCACTTATACCTTCAAAGTCGTAGTAGTCGACAATGAGGGTGGATCCTGCAACAAGGATTTCACCCTGATCATCACAGATAACACCTTTGCTGCTTGGGCATGGAGCAACAATACTTCCTGCACCGGATGCGCGACCTGCGAGATTAGTCCGAGCGGACTTTTGCAGCCATCCAGCTCTGCATTTGGTAGTGTTTCGCTCCCGGTATCTGCGACAGTTTGTGGAAGCGGAGTTGCCCGTCTTCAACCAGGCGACTTCTCGTTTACTAACGCCACAGGTTCTCCGATCAATTGCAAGCTGACCGTGGTTGTGGCGAAAACCAATTGGCCAGCAGCTCCCAATGGGATTCAGTGCGGCAGTGAAACAATCTACTTTGCCAGAACCTTCCCGAGTTCAATCGTGATAGCTAACACCGGGAGCGGGGATGTACCTCCTGGCACCTACGAATATTCATTCACACTGCCTGTTGGGAACAGTGTTTGGACGGCACTGTTTCTGATTCAGGCAGCCTATTCTGGTTACCCTCCGAGCCCACCTGATTTTATACCCTACATTGGAGGCTCAAGCGCATTTGCTGTGAGCTTCGGACTAGCATGAGAAAGACGCTACACGATATCAAAACGAGCCGGATCCCAGAGCTCCTGGGTATCTGCGCCGATGACACCTATCGCCTGGCCAGCATCGTCAATGATGCCCAGCAACGTCTGGTCTATGCTGGGAAGGAGGCCGGCTGGTGGGAGGGGTGGGTAAAGGTCCGGTTCTCAGTAACCAGTGCCGCCCCATACATCACGCTGCCTCGGGACTTTGCCAGAATCATCAATATGGCTTTGTGCTCGACGCCGCTTTACATCCACAACGAATTCTACGAGGTGCTCCCGGGTGGACCTGGCCCAATGCGGGATCAGGATCTTTGCTGCTGCGATGACTGGTGCGGATCGGTCGCCGGCTATGAGCGCGGAGTTCACCCCACCTCGAGGGATTTGGATTCGACCAACCAAAAGCTCAGGCTTTACGTGACCGATGAAAGAGATCTCGGCATGAACGTGATCTTTTCAGGGGAAGATCAGAACGGTCATGTGATCTATGGCATGGATGGGCTGCATCAAATCCAGGGATTCAAAATCACGACACTGAGCCCTTATGCAGATTCGGATTTCATCGTGACCAAGCTGACCCGGGTTCTCAAGCCGATGAGCTATGGGGACATCCTCCTCTACCAGGTCGATAACACGACCGGGGCCCAGGTTCTGCTTTCTCGCTACCTGGCAAGCGAAACCAACCCAGCGTATCGACGCTATTACATCAATCCGATTTGCAGCACCTGCGGCAGCTACACGGTCAATGCGCTAGCCAAACTGGAGTTCATCCCGGCTGCCAGGGATACGGATCCATTGATCATCGGGAACATCCCAGCACTGACCGAGATGGTGCAAGCCCTGCGCGGATACAGCCAGGAAGTGGAGGCTGCGCACAAGATGGCGATCGCGCATGAAGCTCGAGCAATCAAGCTCATGAAGCGGGAAATGGACCACTACCTCGGAAACCAGCAACCAGCTGTCACGGTTGACCGCTTGCAGCAGGCTTCGTTCAAACGCATCGGACTCTCAACAATGATCTAAGTTATGGCACTCTACGATCCAGCCCTTTTTGTCAATGGCAGATACCAAGCGGCACCAACCACGCCTGCCGCTGGCCGTGCCCCGTACCCTGGCAACCCCGAGACTTTTTCCTACGACCCAAATGCTGTCGGAGGTGGAGTTGCCCAGTATTACAACCTTGCGCTGGCCGGTCAGCCGACGTTTGAGCCGATCATGCGAAACATCAGCGGGATTCCCAATCCCATGGTGGCGGCAGAGGTGGCACAGCAGGCTGCGGAGCGCGGCGTTGGAATCGGCAGTTACGGTGGGCCCAACGACGCGACTGCTTATTTGCGAGCTCTTGGCCTGACCGGCCAGGCCTTGCAGGACATCGGCATCGAACAGTACCGCCAGGCCTACGCGACTGTTCCTCAATTGTCTCCCACCAGCTTGTTCATTTCGCCGACCGATTTGTCGCAGATGAACCTGCAGTGGAACCTGAACGAGGCCGATATCGTAGCAGCCATGGCTCGGCAACGTGCGGCCGATGAAGCAGCCATGGCTCGAGCTCGCCTGGCCGCCAGCACTCAGACCACTCTGCAAAGGGAAAACATTTCTGCCCAGAATTACTGGGCCAGTGTGAATCGATCTGACACCCAGGCTTATCTCAATCGAATTCGAGGTGACGTGGGCGGAATTTCTGGAATGTACAACCAGATGTATGGCGGGGGAGTTTCTGCGCCAGGTGTAGCCGAGAATCCACTAATCGCCCGTGGCACTGCGACTGAGCCGATTTACTGGCCTGATTTCGGCGAGGGAGTTTACACCGGCGGCGGCGGCGTGGGAGGTGCTGTGGTGCCCGAATCCGCACCCGCTACCTACGGATCCGCCGGCAGTGCGGTTGGCTATGAATATCCACCAACCGGTGGCATTTACATGGGGCCATCTCTCGGATCACCCGAGGCTGAGTACAATGCTTTGCTCGAATAAGAATCAATCAGTGAACACAGGATCTTAAATGCCAATCGCATACAACGCACCCTACGAAGACCCAAATTGGATGCGAGCCTATTTGGGCGGAATCGATGCCGCGAAGCAATTTCAGGCGAATCAGGCGGCCCGGGCAATCCAGTGGCAAGGCACCCAGGAATACAATTCTTTGGTGCAAGGTGGCATGGATCCTCGGGAGGCTCTTCAACGTGTCGCGCCCCGGCTTTTCTTCAGTGACCCGCGAGCTCTGTCTGGCGCACTGCCTTCTTTGCTCACCCAGCCAGGTGGACTTTATACCGACCCGAGTGGCCGGCAATTTACCGTGGACAGATGGGGTGTGCCTCGAGCTCTCCCCCAAGAGCAACTTGGCTGGACTACCTATCAGGATCCCGATACTGGCCAGATCTTCAAGGTTCCAATCCAGCGTAATCAACCAACTCCGACTCAGACTGGGCCGGTTACGCCTCCGGTTGTGACGATGCCTGATGGCACTCAATATTTCGTTTCGCCTGGCAAACCTCCGCAACGGGTGATGCCGAATCCAAACGCAACTGTCCAGGTGCCCACGGGGCCGCTCGGGGTGAAAGTGCCGACGCCGACCGGTAAGTACATTCTCGATGTGGAAAAAGCCAAAGTCCAAGACAAGCTCTCCAGGTGGGAGCAGCTCGCCGGCAGAGTGGCTCGAGGTGAAAAGGAAAGCTGGCTCGCCACCGATTACTTCACCAATCAGTTGAAGGCCATTGAGGCTGATTTGGCTGCCGAAGGTTGGTCCACAAACGGCACCCCGCTCCCGGGAACCGACCTGCACGAAAAGGTCTACGGCCAGCGTGGAGTCGCGCCGACCCCGGGCCAGAGTCCTTATCAATTAACGCCGCCGGCCGCTCCTGTTACTCCTCCAGCTGCTACCCCTGCGCCGGCAGGTCCACCAGCTCCAGTGCCAGTGCCTCAACCTGGAGGGGGTGTCTTTCCTTCTGCTCCCGGCAGGAGCTGGGTTCCTACTCCAACGCCAGGAATAATTGCGACGCAGCCCAGGACGGTTGTCACCACTCCTGCTCCAACGCCGGCTGCCCCGGCCCCGCCGACTCCGACGCCACCGCCTGGTGGCGGAATCAATATCACACTGCCCAGGTATACGCCGACGCCGGCTACCGTCAGGCCGCCCACTCGAAACATCCAGCGACGGAGGCCGGATGGAACCTGGGAGCGGGTGCCAGGATCTGTCTCGAGGCAGGCGATGCAGCAGCACATCGAGCGCAACAAGAGAATGATCATCGAGCAGATTGGTCCACCTCCAGCTATCCAGCTGCCAGCCAACCAAGGCCTGTTCATCACTGCTGACGAGTTCAACAATCCGCGCTACGGGATCTTTAACATCCAAACCGGAGAGTTTGTAGGTTATGCCGACTAAACCCGCGATTGACCCACTGGCAATTCGGTTTGATCAGCCGAATGTCATTCCAGGTCCACCAGGTGAAGAGTATACGCCTGGAGTGATTGATCAGTACTGGCCGACCAGTCCCGAGGAGCTGGCCCCTCCAACGCAACCAGTCCAACCTGCGCAACCTGGCCGCTATACACCATCCATCCAGAACGCGATCCCCATTCGGATGGGAACAGCCCCCGCGCAGCCAGTGCCATTGTTCCAGGTTCAACCAGGTGGACCACCGGCTTTGCCCGAAGAAGAGGCAGCGTGGCCGGATCCAGCTGAGCAATTGCCGATTGAGTCGTTGCCCAAAGGTTCTTTAGGGGCCGAGCAAGTATGGGATGAACAGCAGCAACGCTGGACCTGGCGCGAGCTGACTGAAGAGGAGCGCGAGGCAGGTGCAAGATACATTGGGCCGGCCAGGCCATGGAGCTTGTGGAGGTCTGCGAAAGGTCTTTTCCGAAATCTGTTCATTCCGATCCTGGGCAGCACCCAGGCTCAAATGGATGAGGACGCTCGCCGGTTCTTACAAGTCCATCCAGAAGACACCGACAAGTTTTTCGACAAGAAAGGCAATCTTACCACCAAGGGTGCCAACGCTTGGCGCAGTGCAATGCGTGGCATCGATCAGCTGCAGATGACAGCTTACGGTGTGGGAATGCTCTCGGCTGACCTGGTTGGTTTGAAAGTTCTGGCTGACCGGATGTATGAGGGGGTCAAGCAGCAGATGGAGGAGATCGAGGAAAATGCGCCAGAGGTGCCATCTCTTAAATCCATCAGCGAAGGTTACGAGTCAGGATTCAGGGATGTTGGCCCAAGGACACGCCGGCTGGCTGTTTATGGATCCCAGGCCTTTTTCGAGAATGTGCCTACGATGCTCATGACCATGGGCGTTGGAGGCCTCGCCGGCCTGGCAGTCAAAAAGATCCTAAAGCGGCAGCTTTCCAAGAGAATTGTCGAGGAGGCTCTTTCGCGGGTGGCAATCAAGAAGGCCCAAGAGGCTGCAGCAAAAAAAGTCATGCTCGCCCAGACCGGTGGCGTCGTAGCGGCAGCAACTTTTCAAGAAGCCGGATCGATTTACGCCGACATGGCTAATGACGGGATCCGAGGCCCAGTCCCAGCCTTGGTTGCTGCAGCTGCTGCATTGCCTGCCGGATTTCTTGAAGGCATCACTCCATTACTTTTGATCAGGAGGGTTGGGAACGAGCCCATCAAAGGTCCGATCGAGGCCTTGGTGCGCAGCACACTCGGCGAAGCCATCATGGAAAAGGGCATCGTCAAAATGGGGGTTGGTGGCTTTGAAGCTGCGATGTCCGAGGGTGTGACTGAGTACCTCCAGACAGCAATCGAGATCGCCGCCAGGCTTTCCCAGGATCCTGATGTCCAAGGTCGCTTTTGGGAGGCCTTCCTACAGGGTTACGACGTGCGGGAGGAGCTCAAGGAAGGCTTTGCCAAGGGATTCTTTGCTGGTGGTGGCATGGGGATGGGAGCAGGGGTCATTCAATCCTACGTGGATAAAGTTTCTGGTGAGGCCGAAAAACGTGCGCTCAGGCTCGGGGCTCAACATGCGATTGCCAATGCGAACAAGCCTCGAATGCAGCCGATCACTCTGCGCAAGAGTGACGGTGGCACCATGACCATTTTTGTTCCGGTCAATCCCAGTCCTACTGCTCAACCTCAATTGATGCCGGCGGTCCCAGGTGTGAGGGGTGCGGATGTGGTCAATCAGGCAATCGGAATGGGGCTGCCGGCCACGGCAGAAGCCCTTAACCGACCACGCTTTTTCACCCGAGGTCAACCAATCCCAGGAATCGATATCCAAGCGGGTGCACAGATTGCACCGGAGTTCACGCCACGGCCGATGACGGCAACGGAGTGGGCGGCACGTCAGGCTGCCCCCGAAGTCTCCCCGGCGGCCCAGGCAGAGCCGGTTCCACCGGTCGCCCAGCCAACCCCGGCTGAAGAGGCAGAAGCAAGAGCTGCCCGAGAGGCCGCCGGGATCCCCGCTGAGCCCACTGAGCAAGCCCTCGGAGTGCAAAGCTACATCCAGAGGGATTATCCAGATCTGCAGAATTGGAGGGTGGTTAACAGTCCAGCAGACTTTCCTGCCGAGGTTCTTCAAGATCTGAGGGAGCAGGGGATGAAACCTGAAAACATGGATGCCGTTTATTACAACGGCCAGGTCATCTTCAATGCCGCCAATTTCCCGCTCGGGGATCCAGCCCTGGTCAGGCAGAAAGTGTTTCATGAGTCGGCCACTCATCTTGGGCTGAGAAGGACTCTTGGGGAGGCGCGGTTCAAGCGGCTATCAAAGCAGATCTATCGCAGCTTGAACGACAGTGAGCGAGCCCAAGTGGCGATCCAGAACAACCTGGACATCACCGACCCCGAAGTCGTGGGAGAGGAATGGCTGGCCTATGAGGCCGAGCGGATCCTTGGATTGGATGTGCCAGATTCGCTTTGGGGTAGAATCGCGGACAGCGTCCGATCGGCTCTTCGCGCCCTTCGGATTCCGGTCAGGTTCAACGATCGGGAGCTGGCCAGGATCCTGAGTCGCGGATTTGAAGCAGCTCGCGGCCGGCCTGGTCGCAGGCTATATGCTACAACCCCTGCAACCCGCGCCTCTGCCGTTTCCGAATACGGCCCGGGCAGTCCGCTCGCACCGGTCAGCGAGATCCGCTACAGCGTAGCAGATGTTAGGAGAGCCACGCTCGAGGGTGTGAGGGAATACACTCCCGAGGTCAAAGGTTCGGAACTGGAGAATGCGTTCACGGCGGTCAAGAACATCCTCTACATCGAGGCCGAAACTCTTTCGGATCTGATCCCGCCGGAAACCTCCTGGTGGCAGCCTACGGAGGGCATGTCTTTGATTGAATACGTGCGCCGATTCTACTCTCCAGAGGGCATCGATCTCCTTCGCGAAACCTTTTCGCGTGACACGCCCCCCGGGTTCATCAGGACCAAGAAGGGCAAGCAAACCTGGAAGATGATCAAAGCCGAATTGAACGAGGTGGACAAGGGCATGGCCAGTCCCAACTCGGGATTCGGTGCAACCTTCCTTGCCATGAACCGCAAGACCGGTGGTGTGTCCTGGGACTTCGGTCTGGGCACTTGTATGCCAACCGAGAATTGCATCGTCTGTTACGCAAAAGGCCTAAGTGATCCGACCGCTGGATCGAAAGCCAGGGTGCGTCATTCGATCGTGACAGCACTGCAGCCCGAGGCGGTCGGCGAGCTGGTGGCTCGATACATTCGGAACCGCCCCAAGGCCGACCAGGCCTTTCTCCGAGTCAACGGTGCTGGTGATACGACTTTTCCCTGGCAAGCCATCGCAGTGAACACGGCGATCCGAAACATGGATCGGCCAGTGCACATCTTCAGCCGGTCGCATGTGTCCCGGGCCCCCGGCACAGTCGGTTTGGATTCGATCATCAATGGGCAGTATGACCCCAACGATATCGAGAACGGCGTGGTGGTCTACAAGATGGGCTCGATCGACCGGCAGCTGGTCACCGAATACATCGACAAATACGGAATCGATTTCCTGAAGAACAACCTTCGCGACCGGGGGATCATTAACAGCTACCTGGTCAAGGATGTGGATGACATCCCAATTCTGCAGGATCTCAAGCGGCAGGGCGTTTTCATGGTCCTGCACATCAATAAGAAGAACAGCCTGGTCAAAGCCCTGCACGACGCCGGCATCCTGGCGAGCGCAGAGAATCCAGAGATGGTCACGCCTTCTTGCTACTGCGCATTGGAATCTGGTCCATTCTACAATGGCTGCGCGACTTGCCTGCTCGGCGGCGGTCCATGCTTTGCGATGGGAACCGCCATCGGCATGACTCCCCAAGGCCAGTTTTTCTACTTGCCGGATCTCTACGACGGGGCGATCGAACCGCCATCGGAGCAGCTGGTGGAAATGAGCCGAATTGGTGTCCGAGAGGATCGTGAGCAGGCTCTCCTCGATGCGGCCGCCAGGTCGTATGCCATGGCCGCATCCAACCTCCAGGGATCCGTTGCCCAATGGAAGCGTGGCGACCTGCAGAGGGTCAAGGTGGAGAACCCGCGATCGCGGGAGCTGCTCTATTACGCTTCGACGCAGGAAGAGATCGACCAGGTGACGCAGCTGATCGCCGATTGGAGAGCGTTTGCCAAGACGCTCAAAAACTACACCAAGCAGTGGAAATCTCTGAGTGGTGACGAGCGGTACAAGGTGCGCCGGCAGATGAAGAAGGCTCTCACCATGGACCAGGCGGTCACCGAAGGCATCGCCGAGGCCAAACGCGCAGTGGAAGCGGCCAAACCGAAATATTCCATGCGGCCCAACGAGCCTGACCCGGGCACCATGGCCTATCCCGAGGAGGGACCGCCGGCAAACACTCCAGGCAGCGTCAAGGTGGCCCCGCCCAATAATCCCCTGATCACGGTGCCGGAACATGACAAAGAGTACCTCCTGCGCTACTCGATCAGCTGGATGGGCAAGGATCCTTTGGACGTCCTCGAGCCGAAGCCCTTCTCCAATGAGGGCATGGAGCAAGCCATGCGCGAGCTCAAGCTCAATACCACGATCGAGGAGGCGATCGGCAAGCCTGATGCCGAGCTCATGGCCAATGTCCAGAGGCGCATGGATCGAGATCCCACCTGGGCCAGGAGCATCATCGAGCGCGAACGCCGGCGGCCTGGTTTTTTGGATGATGAGGAAACCATGGCGTTGGACCTGGTCGCACTCCAGGTTCGGCACAGAGTGCACTATCACTCCAAGAGGGCTGATGACCTGATCGAAGCTGGCAGGCCCGATGAGGCTTGGGGCGATCGCGCCACGGCCGACTCCTATGCGGCCGCCCTCGAGGAGCTCAAGAACATCAGCCGGCAGAGCGGCACCCTGGCCGGTCGCGCCTTCCGAGCTCGCCAACTGGCGGCCAGGTGGGACTTCACGGTCGATACCCTTTTCTACGAGAAACGCCGCGCCTCCCAATGGTCATCCCTAAGCAGAGAAGAACGCGCAAAGCTCTGGCAAGAGATGGAGCGCAAGGCTCGCAAGTACGACGAGCTGACCGCGCAGATCCAAGCTCAAGAAGCTGAGCAACGGCAGGCCGAGGTGGACCAGAAAGTGGACCAGGCTCGCCGGGATGCCGAAGATATCAATCCCGAGGTCATCGCCTATGCCAAGGA